GGTATCTTCTCTAAGTTGTAAAGTTGCACCAGCAGTTGCGCCATTACCTACGATAAAATTCGAAGGTGTTGGAGCAGAACCATCTACGACGTCTGTGTAAAACTTACCACCGACCGCATGAACAGCAACTGATTCGTCGTTGTTTACCGATTCGATATATAGTTTCGCACTTGCTCCGTCGTTAGACTTATCCTGAGCATATGCCATTTCCCCTGCCGATAAATTACTATCGATGGGGGCAGCACTACCTGTAGATCTTTTAATTTGTATAACTGTGGCCATTTGAAATTTCCTCTGTTAGTTAATTATTAAAAGTGTAATATAATATAGTTGATTTATAATGTAATGATGACAGGGAACTAAAAAGTACCACCATCTAAAATGGTAGTTGTCACCCACTTATCAGTAGCAGCATCGTACGACAGCAAACCATCATCGCTTTCTGTCGCATTTACATCAGCAAGATCATTCAACTCAGAAGTCGAAACTCCTGCGTTAGATGAACCGATTGCTACTTGTTTTATTTTTGCCCCACCAGCAGAAGAAGAAACTCTTGCTCTTACTGATGGACCTGTGTTAACTCTAATTTTTGGCATTATACAGTGACTCCAGGTGTAACTATAACTTGTCCTTCAACTATTCTGGTCTTATCCCCTCCAGATGCTGTGATGACACAGTCATAGACATATCTTCCATATTCCAATGCTGCAGTTTGTGTATCAGTGAGTTCTAAAGTCAATTGTCCACTTGCTTCAGTCACTACCACATTAAATGTTGCTGCTGCAGAACTGCTACTATATGATTTTTTAACCTCTGCTGCTCCAGTGTATCCAGTTAAATCCATGACTGAACCATCACTGTTAGTTAAGTCAACAGTGAAACTAAAGTCGGATCCTTGATCCACATAAAGATTTGAGATTGATGCCATATTGTAGTTCCTTACAACTTATTTATACAATTAGAGGTTGTATTGCTGTGCTCCAAATAACATAATTACAGGTGTTTTCGCAGTAGTTCGCGACTCTTTCGAGACATTAAACTCTTGCACACCTTCATATTCTTTATTGTTTATATCTATGGTACCATCTAACAATAGTAGCACAGATTTTTCACCTTCAGGTCTAATATACACGAAATCTTCAGGTTCAAGTACATGTACATCATATTTCCAGAAGTCAAATGGGGTGGGTAAAGTTTGAGGATTGTAATTATTAGAGATACAATTTATAGTTGAACCATCAACTAAAGAAGTTGTGGTCACATGATACATCTCTTCGGGATTTTCATTTCGAGAGTTTTCTATGTTAATCTTCGGTATGCGATCAACTTTGCTTACATTATGATCACCTCTCTTATCTATATGTCCTGGATTTTCTTTATCTAACTCATAATCTGAAGGATTGCCATCTTTGTCTATAGCAACGACTTCTATTTCACCTTTTGTATATATGTGTATCCTTTTATTGTGGACTAAGTTGCCATCATCCATCATCTTTAAAGATTTGTAAAAGATAGGATCCCACTCTTTGACTGTATCCCAAACTTCTTGCTCAGTTATGTCTGTCTTTTTTAAATGTTTGGCATAGATCTGTTTGATGTGTTTCCAAAGTTCTTCTCTGTCTACAGGATGAGTTGCTTCTAATGCATGATCAGTCGGAGCAGAGTATCTGGTAACATAACCTTTGTCTAAGATAGATCTTTCGACTGTAAAGGTTTCACATTTATATGTTTTACTAATTCTATTTGGTATCATTATTGATTTCAGTTATAATAGCAACCATGACTTCATTCTTTGCTCGTATGGTAATGTCTTTACCAGATGATGCTCTACAGTATTCAAACCCCTTAACATGGTTGTCATTAATTTGAGCACGTCCTTTTGCTATAAAGATATGTATATTTCCACCCATGTTGCCGATCTTGATGTATTCATCTTTTTGTAGAGTGGCATAATCGTACACAAGTTCCTTTTCTTGCATCTTATGCTTAGGATGAATGCAGTAAAGATGTCCTCCGTCTATAAAGTGCATCCTAACTTCGGATGCATCAGTGTGGTTAGGATACCATGGTCTTCCTGGCATAGGATTTGGTTTGAGACCTGTATTAGCATAATGTATGTTACACCAACCACTAGGAGCAACACCAAAACTATGAGAGTCTTTTCCAAAAAGGACATCATGCCTCTCAGTAAATATATGAATTGCGGAACTTGGTCGTTCACCTTCTCTACCCTCCTCGAATCGATGAGTGTTTACTTGATAGAACTCATCTACTTTAGCATGGTTATCAAATACTAAGACATCGTCGTAGTTGTACCATTGCCATTTCATAATTCAGATACCACACAAACCATGTTATCTGAAGATCTGCCTTGTATATCGTAATCTTTGTTTCCTGAAATAGTAATAAAGTTTATAGAATCTATTACATCACTATCTTTATATCTTCCACGATTGAGTATCTTTACTTTTCCATGTAAAGCAAACACCCAAACTCGTTTGCCAGGATGTTTCAATCTGATGTACTCACCTTTTTGTAATTGAGCAAAGTCCCATACGCATTCTACATCACGCATTGTTTTAGGGTTTGCCAATACGCAGAGTGACATCGCATCATCTTGGAACATCCACTTAATCGAAGTGCCTGTGTATCCTGGCCAAGAAGGAGTTCCTTGAAATGGATTAGGGTCTAATTGCCTAAAATAGTTTATGTTATTCCACCCATGTGCATGCACACGACGTGTGACACCAGAACCATCTGCTGCTGGAGCATCCATCTCATTAACGATAGTGCCACCAATGACACATCTAAAGTTGCTATGTCTTTGTTCTAGTTCTCTGCCTTTTTGGGGTAGATGAGTGTTGGGAGTATAGACTTCTCCTTTCTTGCCTTCAATAGAAAACATCCAGAAATCTTTAGCATCCCAAAATCTATTTTTCGCCATAATCTTCTATATCTCGTAGTGCTTCTTTCATACTTTGCACTTCTTTGTAGTTTGCTGAATGTTGAATAGTCAACTCAGGGATTTCTATGTTTACATCAGTATCTATAATCTCATGAATTTTTTGTATTACATAATCATGAGATAAAGAGTCCAGATCTGGATCTTCTAAGAGTCCTAGATTGAGTGTAGATATTCTACATCTCTTAGTCGAATTGTAAGTTAAGTTGCTTGCTAAATGGTTTAATGATGCTTTCTGTGCAGCATAAAGATAACCCTTTGAGATATTGGGTTCTGCTGCTCTAGATGAAATGTTAATAATTAGTTTCTTAGGGTCATGTCTCCATTCATTAAAGATAGCATGTAGCAATTCAGTTTGTCGGAAGCGAAGATGTGCTAAGTTTATAAAAACATCACAGTCTTTTGCTTTCGATATGACTTCATCCACATTCTCAATAGAAGTTCCTTTACTCGAAAAGGCAACTATCTTAATATAACTAAATTGTTCTAGATACTCTGCTAGTTTTTTGCCGAGTCCACTTTTACCTGTGATTGCTATCTTCATATTTGTTTATCAAGTCAAAACTTGGTTTGCCAAAGAGTGATCCGTCTACACTGCATTTGTTGCAAGGGGATTGACTTCTGTCTCCTTTTCTTAATTTGTTTCTTATTTTTTTCATGGGTTTACTAAACCACACATCATGTAATGACGATTGTAAAAGATTTCCTACGACATGTTCTCTACCCCAATCATTTGAACAAAACAACACATCCCCATTCCAATCTACAAACATTTTATAGAAAGGATAGTGGCATGGTTTACCTTGTAGAGATTTGATGTCGGACTCTTCGATACCAACCCAATCGATCACACCACTTCTATTGTTGAGTATCAATCCATGTTTTTCAAAATCACCCCAATGCATCCGATACTTATATTTGTCTCTAGGAATCTCTGCCCAAAGAATTAACTCATCAAAATGTTCCATCTGTTCTGGACCATCATAAAGATTAATGTAAATTAAATCTAATCCGTTATTGTGAATAAGATCTACTAGATACTTATGATCTAACTTATCACCATTAGTGTTACATTCTAATGTAGCATAAGGTAACTCTGTTCTGAAAATTTTAACGATATCTCTAAAATCTGGATTGAGTAAGTTCTCACCAAACCCACTAAATGAAATTTTACCACTGTAATTATTTTCTGCTAACTCTTCTGCGATGATCTGTGCACCTTTGATTGTTAGATGTAAATTTCTATTTGGGAATACTTCTGGATCGTGACGAGGACAAAACACACATGTTCTATTACACAACTCTGTGGTATTAATCTCTATTGTAAGTATTGAAGATAAGGGTTTGTCAAGTTGATTGTGATGCTTTTCGAAGTGCTTTCGTTCTTGTTCTCTACGATGCTCTAAGAAACCATATTGATCAACTGCTGGTATCCTTTCTGTCATTATAAAATCCTCGTTCTATAATAGCAGTTTTGATTCTTGGTTCTTTAGGTTCAAAGAGTGCCATGGCACCACGAAGATCTTCTTCGTTATCAGATTCTGCTTTTAGAACATCAATGTAAGTTTGACTATTAGTTAAAGATGTTGATTTTTCCATTATAAATTAAACTGTGGGGTTGGTACAGTCTGGTGTATTTTACTAATGTCGTTAGCAGGAGCAGTTGGATCATTCACATAGATCTCTTGTGCTTTCCTAATTGTACCACCCTGATTTATATATACTCCCTTTGCTTTCGCTATCGGACCTATAGGTCTAGTCGCAGAATATGGTTGTTGAGCAGGGTTTTGATATGTCTGCTGAAAATTATATGCTTGCTGATATGCTTGTTGTATTGGTCTCTGAGCACTATAGGTTTGTTGATACGCATATGGTTGCTGGAATGCATAAGGTTGTTGAAAACTATAAGGTTGCTGAAATGGATATGGTGTTTGATATGTATGCTGATAAGATTGTTGAAAAGCATAAGGTTGTTGAAATGGATATGTACCATTTGCAGGTCTTACCCCATTAGCAGGACGAGTAGCAGGTCTTTGTGCCTGTATAGGTCTAGTTGATGCTGTCTGGAAAGTTGTATTAATCGTTGCTGCCTGAGCATTTAATGTGTTACTTGCATCATAGAATTCAGGACTTGGTTCACTGTCTCCTTGTTCAAAAGTTTCATCTTCCATACTCCAATTAACTTGGAAACCATATGGACCTGAAGTTCCTGCAGTAAATTGGTATGATCCTTCAGGAACTGCTGTTGCACCAGAGATAAGGTATGTGTTTGCAATTGCTGGAGTTTGAGCAATCAAATCAAACTCACCATCTTGAGCATCTCCTGCGAAGTAACCTTGCGGACCCATTTGCCAATTAAGAGTGTCACCCTTATTTAATTGTGCTTGAATAGGTGTATTGCTTTGACCAAATGGAGATGCTAATGTTACAGTAGATCTCGGTAAACCTACATTTGCTTGTACAGCATAGGTGCTCACGAGAGCAGGGTTTGTTCTCTGATATGGTTGAGTAAAGGGTTGCTGAAACTGATAAGGTGCTTGCGCAGCACCTTTCGGTGTTTGATATGGTGCTGTACCTGACGCAGGTCTTACACTCGTTCTAGTTGAAGGTTGCTGAGCAGGTGTAGGTTGCTGAAAAGGTTGTTGAAAACTATAGTTCTGCTGAAAAGGTTGCTGGAATGCATAAGGTTGTTGAAATGGATATGTTCCATTTGCAGGTCTTGTTCCATTGGCTGGTCTTGTAGCAGGTGTTTGTGCTGGAGTTTGCCCTGTTGCAGGTCTGGTACCATTCGCAGGTCTTGTTGCTTGTAGAGGTACAGTTCCTGTTGCTGGTCTTGTAGCATCATATGCTTGTTGAGCAGGTCGATTTGCTGGTCTTTGTCCAGATGCAGGTCTGGTCGCAGGTTGTTGTATAGGTCTGAATGCCGTGTATGGCTGTTGGAAGTTACTCCCGATATTTACATAGATATCATCTGCCATGATCTATCCTTTAGACCACGAACCAAAGATGTCCTGTGGAAGTTCCTGTTGCGTCAGTTGGTGCACTACTTGTAATCTCATAATCTAATGCTATACTTAAATCGTATGGGTCAGAAGAAGAACCTGGAGTTGTGTCAGTTAAGTTGACATCAATACCTGCTCCTTCTACATATTTTAAATATTTATTTCCATCAACAGTGACTTGTGTTCCGTCACCATCGATAGCATACCATTCGTATGTATTATTTAGTGTTAAAGTTCCAGCAGAGTCATCATAAGTTTTTGATATGTTAGTTCCTGCTGTAATCAAATTAGCAACTCTGTCATCTACTCTTTCATCAGTATAGAACTTGTTAGTGCCTTCAGAAAAATCATCAGTGTCTAGTGTTCTAGTTCCACCGAGTGAAACAGATGTACCATTAATAGTAATAGCAGAATTTGCTAATGCTGAGTTTGGTAGATTTGATACACTTAGATCAATCGCACCATCACCTGCGTCATCATATGATGCAGTGATGTTTGTATGAGTACCATTAGTGACTAGTTGGGCACCAACGATATCTTGTATGCTTTCTGTATCTGTAGTTGCTGAGTTTGTGATTGTCAATGAACCAGCAGAATCATCATAAGATAAACTGATGCCTGTTCCTGCTGTGAGTAAAGTATCAACTCTATCATCTACTCTTTCGTCAGTGTAGAACTTATTTGTTCCTTCTGCTAGATCGTCAGTATCTAAAACAACTGCACCTGTTAAAGTATTAACACTGGTGACAGGTGAAGAACTGGCAGAGAAACTAATCACACCTGTAGATGAATCATAAGATAAATCACCAGATGCTGATATTGCATTTCTTGCTAATGTATTACTAAAATATTGATTGGTAGATCCTTCTGAGAGATCGTCTGTATCTAAACCAGATAAACTTGTTGGTGCACCTGTAAGTGTACCTACAAAAGCAGTTGATGTAATGCTAGAAAATCCTGTTCCTACTCCACCTGTAATGCTTGCTGTTCCATCGGTAAGAGTTGGTGCCTCTAAAGAATGACCTGTGTCAAGTGTTAGATCACCATCAACGAAAGTATTACCTTCTAATTGAATTCTATAACCTGATTCTAATGTAGTAGTCGGAGTAGATCCGTCTCCATTAATAATTACACCTGTAGAGTTATTGTTATAAATTGCACCTAATGCTGTGAGTTCCCAATCATCTGCAGACCCACCTGTTGAATCTTGTACATTCAGATAAGAACCTGTAAATGTACATATACGAATAATGTCACTAAGACTTGCTGATGAAGTTAAAGTGATAGATGTAAACAATCCACCTGATGCTCCACCAACTGAATAGTCAACACCATTTCTAAGAATAAGTCCATTCTTAAATACTTGTGTTCTGTTTTGTCTGAAAGATAATGTTTCGCCAACACTATCGGCACCTGTAAAAGTCGTTTGACCTGCTGTAGCAGTAAACTCAAACTCTTTGAAAAAGAACGACAAATCTTGTATACTATTTACAGCATCTACAATAGATGTCTGATTGATAGTTCTAAGACCTGCAGTATCCCCTACACTTGTCGCGAGTTCGTTATATCTACTTCTCCATGTTTCAAAAGTATCTTGTTGATTAACTGTCTTTGCCATTTTCTAAAGTCCCAATAATTTGTTTAAGCATTCCTTTGATAGATGATACCTCGTCTTTTAATATTTTTATTTCCAGTTGAGAAGTCACCCATACTTGTTTTCTTTTTTTGGCAGCACTGTATGCTTCCATGTCAGTGCTCACTATAGCACCTGACTGTTCATCTCTTAGTAGATTCTTATGTCCGTCTACTTTAATACCCATCTTATGTTGCGAGTGCTATTGCTCTAAAGTTTTGCATGATAGGTATCTCAGTTGTTTTTGTACCTTGTCCTACAACTTTAATTGCGAAAGCAGTAAACTCAGCAATGTTGCTTACAGTGTATTCATACTCTTTAAAGTTTCTAGAATCTGCCTCTACTGTAATATCTGGACTTCCATTTGTATTGAAGTATGTCCATCCTATTTCATCAAAAGGTAAAGACTCATCGTTTCTTAAAACTTTATACATGAGTTTGACATCGTTAGAATTATTTCTAAAGATATCTGCCATTACTTTAATAGCAGTTGCAGGAGTTTTGAGGTTTACTCTCTTGGTGAGGTAAACCATAGCATTGTTATCTCCTTCAGGTTCAGTGCTATCAGAGAATGTGCTGTAAGATCCAACATCGGATGAAGTATCTACATTGTTAATTCTGTTATGTATTGCCAAGCAACCAATTGTACTTAAATCTATCACTGGGGATAGGTTGTTATTAAATGATTGTAATGACAATTGTAATGTAAATGATTTCGCATTTGACATTTCGTTATTTTCATTTATACCAGAAGCGATCATTTGTCCATCAGCGAAGAAGACATTATCGTTTAAGGCAATATATGAAGATGTACTGTTTCTAGAGTACTGTGTACCATTAATCACACCCTCTGGTGATTTAGCAGGTGTTGTTCGTACATTACATAATAATGATGTATCTTTAAATGTTAGAGATGGTATCATTGTGTGTAATGTATCAAAGTAATAATCTTGTGTTGCTTTTACTGCAGTTCCTCCACCTTTAGAAGTTTCAATCGCAGAACCAACTAAGTCGTATGCAGAAACATCAGGTGTTACAGTGTATGAATCTATTTCTATATCAGTCAATGCTGTAAAGGTTGCATTCAATGCTGCGATAGGGAATCCACCCAAAGTATCACCTACAGTATCAATCGCAAAGGTTGTGCTGTTTGTAGCAGAACCAAAGTTAGTCACTGTGAGTGTATCAGCAGCATCATACCCAGATCCAGGGTTTTTAATTTTCCAAGAACTAATAGCACTTGATGCGACAATCACTTTGACTGTTGCACCTGTTCCAGATCCAGAAGTCGTAGTTGCGATGTCATCATAAGTACCATCAGCAGGGAGTGACCCAGAACCAACTGCAGATGGGTTCGTGATGGTCAACACTGAGTTGGTTCTATCTCCTACGATACCTGTCAGAGTGACATTACCACTAGCATCATACATGCCATGTGAATAATGATCAACTTTAATTTTGCTGTTGCCAGATATAAATGATATAGGAGCAGATCCTAATGTTGTTGTGTCTAGTGCATCGTTGTTAAATCTAACTGTACCACTTAAATCACTGTGGAAAGCACATTGTTTTAAATTGAACTTAAGATCTTCTAATTGCTCAGCAGACCATGTTGATGCGTTTTGTGATTTGAATAATACACCAGCATATGGTTGATCAGCAATCACTTCTTGTGTAATTAAATCTGTTCCACCCATCTCAGATACGAATGCTTCATAACTGTTAGAGTTAGAAAGTACAACCACACAATATTCTATTCCATCTTCTAAGTACACTGGAGATTCAAAACTAAAGGTTGTTGCTGTTGAACCATCAGCAGATGTATTCACACTTGCTGGTTTCAATGATACTGATGAGAATGGTAATACTATTTGACCAGGATATCCATTAACCATGTTTCTGATTTCTACATTCACAGGTAATGAATCATCTTTGGTTTTGAAGTATAGATCAACAGATGATACAAACATACCACCATCTGCTTCAACCATAAATGATTGAGCAAGTGGGTCTCTCCATCCACCATCTAACTGTATCTGACCCATAAATTGGTTCATTCTGATAGGTAGTCTTCGAGCAACTATTGGTGCTGGTAATCTTCTTGGTGGTAAAACAGGTTCTACTATCGCAGGCACCACAGGTGCTGGAGGTGTAGGTATTGGCAAAGGTGCACGCACAGGCACAGGAGGTGCTTGTACATCAAATTCAACTTGGTTAAGTTCTTCACCTCTACGAGTGATTGACCTTGATCCTGTTTGTCTTTCTTGTACCACTCTACCATTTCTAGTAGAAGTAATTGTTGTTTGGTTAGATTGTAATAATCCTCTAGCACTATATGATGCTTGCCCTTTAGAATCAGAATCTATAGACTGAGTTGAAGACGCAGTAACTAGTAGAGTTCTTTCTCCTGTAGGGAATCTTTGTGCTGAACTATTTGGTATGCTAAATGTAAAGGATATATCACCAGATCGGTCAGACTTAACACCTGCACCCAAAGACGCACTTCCTGTTTGTGAATAGGTAGAACTTCCTGGAGTACAGAAAGAGTCTACATCAATACCATCAAAGAATACGAAGTGGTTTGTGTTAGGTTTAAATCCATCACCTGTGACTGTAATATCACGTGATCTAATAAATGGTATGATACTGATACCAACAGTTCTTGTGTTTCTATCTTCAGTAAATTCTTCTACAACAGAAGTTCTAATACCAGATCTTGTTTGTGTTTCTGGAGTTTCAGTAATTGTTCTTGTAGTTCTAGCACCTGGAACCCAACGACCACCTTGTCCTGGAGTTCCTTCCCATGAACCTGCACGATTTGTAATCGTATCTGTTCCTGAATTATTGGGTTGACCAACCCATGTTGTCTGCCAGTTATTCCAAACTGTACCTAATGAATTGGCATTGCCTGCTAATACTGTGTCAAAGTTTCCTTCTCTATTGACTCTAATTGCAGGGAGTGTACTTGTATCATTCCATACATCACTTCCTGGAGATAGTCGTACAGTACCCACAAAGGCAAACACATTATATGGGTTTACATTAATTGCTTTTGTTGCTTTGCTTTGATTAATAAAAGAAACTTGTGTAAATGGTAAAGTGATAAGATCACCTGTTCTTACATAGTTTGCTGAGTTTGTAGTGTCTAAACTAATATCAAAGAAGTTAGAAACAGACATTGGTCTGAGACTACCCTCTTCCGCATCTATTGCTACTCTATAGTCAGGGTGGTTTACATCACCAACACCATGACCTCTAAAATTGTCTACTAAGAAACCAGACTTAAATCTATCAAATCCATCACCATCAATTATTTGCATTGATTGAGTATCTTTTTCAAGTAAAGAAAGTGTTGTTACCCTTTCTAGATTCTTAACTCTATCAGCAAGTTTGCCGATATCCTTCATTGTATATCGTCTATGGTCTTGTGATTTGATCACGACATCATCGAGAGATTCTGTATAAGGTTTGAGTGAGAACTCAAATAATTCTATAGCATCATCGATGGGTGCTGGTTTAGTTGGAGATAAAGATGGTGTACCATGAACGACTTGGTATGAACCAGTCTTATGTAGATACAGTTTATCTATTCTACCAACATAGAAAGTTAAATCACCAACAACATTGGATCCTGGTACTAGCATATCAACGATAGATGCACCAGATGCTGTGACTCCTGTAGTGGATGATTCAAATGATTTGTTTTCGTAATAGTATGGAGCACGAACAGCACCACTTGTAGAATTAGATAAGTCTACAGGTGAACTAGGATCAGGTGTTGAGGTACTAAATGTTGTTGTACCTAATATCTGCCCAAGAGATGGTCTGAAATCAACAGCATCCCTTAATTCATATTCTCCATCTGGTTCTAATGACTCAGGATCTACTCTGTTAGAAATATACTGAGGAATTTCATCATAGTCAATACCATTATAAGAATTGACATCATAGAAATCACCAGAACCTGATGATGTGAAATAATCAAACACCACCATCACAGGTGAAACAGGAGCAGGTGCTCCAGGTTTTCTAACGATTTTTGCTAAGTCATAGAAACCATCTCTTTGACCATCGTCAAAGAAGTAGTTGTTTGTAATAACTTTTGAACCTGCATCTAAGGAACCCAATGTTCCTGCTGCTGTAGATGTTGAACCGATAATAGATTCTCCATCAGTAAATGCAGTTGTCGAAGTAAGGTAGTAATAAGAAGTGTTTCCTGTACCACCATAGTTAATCATCACACCTCTTGCACCTGAAGTTTGACCTACGATGACTTCACCTTGATCAAATCCAGCAGAAGTAGTTTGTGTGACTGTGAAAGAAGGAGTGATAGCATCGGCACCATCTACACCCTCATAGACTGCTCTTAGTTTGAAAGCATCGGATACACCTAATGTGATTTCTTTGTCATCATATGCTGTACCATAGAAACCACCAGCAGTTCTGGCACTTCCTACTTTCAATACTCTAGCAGATTTTAAGTTTTTGTCTCTATTTTGTGGGGAGTTGATATCAACAGTGTAGGTGACTTTTAAAATTGCACCATCATCTGCAGCATCAAAACCTGAGATCGTTAATGTTTGCTGTGATCCTGAAGTTGTAATAGCAGTTGTAATGTTGTTTGTGTTATCAGATACATCTATGATATCACCTGCGTTTAAGTTTCCACCACCAGCAGGTTCTACTACAGCAAGAATAAAGTTATCTGCTGTAATAGTATCAAAGGTTTCCCCTGTTTGAGTTTCGATTGCTATCTGTTGGGATGCTACTGTATCTACTATTTGCCTTCTAACTGATAATTGATCAGGTGTATGGTTAGATACATAGTCTCTTGCCCATGATGTGATAGCAACTGTTTGTTCTTGATTGTAAATCTTAGTTCTTCTTCGAGTGATATTACCTGTTTGTGTTGAACCTGCAGTTGAAGACAATGTAAGTGAAGTGTCACCTGCGATTGAAGAAACGATTCTTTCGTTTCCTGCTGAGTCAACTAAGATATCTCCCTCTTTGAGTTCTGTACTAAATAATGATCCAAACCCTGTCACAGTTGTAGAACCACTCGTAAGTGATACTGTTCCTGTTAGGATAAAGTCATTATCTGTAACAACATCAGCAGTAAAGGTTTCTCTTGCCGAGTTATTCGGAACTTGAGAAACACCTCTTACTCTATCGATGTTATAATTTCTTGTTGCTGTATTTTGCCCTGCAGATATAGCACCAGATCCAGTACCATAAGAAGTCACTGAATCTGCATCATCCCAATTACCTACAACATCATGTAAGTATAGATTGCTAGATGCATCATATGCTACAATACCTGATTTGGTATTGTCTGCGTTTCTTACTTGGTCACCAGCACTAAAAGTACCAGTCTTTCCTGAGTAAGTAATCTTTGTAAACATCTTGACATCGAAAAGATACATCTGGAAATTATCCGTTTGATCGTAGATACCATAGTTGCCTACAGTTGAAGATGTGCCACTTAGATGATCAAAGTTTCTTACACGAGCATAACCAATATGTATGCTAGAAGGTGCAGTTCCTGGAGTAGCAATCGCAGTATCCCACAACTTCACATAGTTGTATGGTGCTTGTGTATCATCACCTGACTCATTACCAAACTCAGGTTCACTATGTACATCTGTGACTTTGAGGTAATTTCCTATACGAACAGGAGTATTTGCAGCAGTTAAGGATTGAGTTGTTCTTGCTTTCTGTATTGATACAGGAGTCGTTGCTGTTTTCTCTATCTCAAATCCTTTTACATATGCTTTTCCTGGGGAAACTTGTACGACAAATTTTGTACTGTCTCCACCATTCGCTTCAGAATAATATCCTCGATTTGTACCATCGTCTAGATGTTCTCTCAACGAGGTAGTGAATTGTTGTACCACATAATCACCAGACTCATCAAAGGTTCGTCTTGCCAATGTGTTTTCGATTTCACTGTAATTCGTATTGCTAACTTTGTTTTCGATTATACCATTGTTGACTCTTAACAATTCAATAAAGTTGACATCAGTGGTAGTTGTTAATCCTTTCTTAGCAAAATTAAAATCTATTTTAAGACGATCGGCACCTGGAGCATTTTCATTAGATGATCCTTGTGCATTGTCTAGGAGTGTAGAATCATTAGCACTTGAGACTAAGGATTCTGTGATATCTAAACCAATTCTATAAGATGGTCTTGGAGAATATTTCTCCAAGATAACTGTTTGTGCGTCCACCTTAACAAAGTATCCTCTTACATAGACGATACCTTCTGAGATTGCTGCTGCTGAACCTCTTCCTGTTGGAACCTTATCTTCAGATTCAACTTGGAATTGATTATTGTTTGATGCTGAAGTAATAGAACCATCAGATCCTACTGTCACTTCGGACAATACTTCTAGAGCATCAAAGAATCGAGAGTTGTTGGTGTCAGTACCTGCTGCAAGGTATTTGACAAAAAGAGTCAGTGAATCGTCAGTTGTTTCTGCTGTAGAGTTAACAACTTTTGCGACGATTCCTGTAGTTCCACCTTGTAAATACTTATCGTGGAAACTTGCTCTATAACTTTCGACGTCTGCAGTACCCAGTGATTCTGGGTTAGTGTTTTTGACTTTTACATAATGGTACTCGAAGTCTGCATCCGATTGTGCTCCAAGAACAATAGACCCTTCCTCAAATACATGATCACTAAATCTTTCGATTTGGTTCTGTAATATGGACTGTGCCTGTGTAAGTTCTCTTGCTTGTATCGGTCTACCTGCTCTGAATAATACACGATGAAACTTTTTACTTTCGTTAAAGTCATCGTAATATGGCGATACATTTAGATCAGTCTTCTCCATTATGCTTCCTCAATTACATCTCTATGATTAGTTTAATATCTTCGATTTGGTCTGCTGCTCTTGATACAGCACCTCTATTTTCAATGTAAGTTACTTGACCAGAGTATCTTTCTACTTCAGGATATCCTGCAGTAATAGAGGAAACAGTTCCTACTGAAGCACCAGATACATAAACTGTATCGGAACCTGCGAAGTCTTCTACTGTACCATCACTGTTTTGAACAGGGATGTATGAAACTTCTCTTGTAGAACTATTATAAGAAACGACTCGCCCAACTGCTACACCGACTCCATCAGAACTTGCGTCCATAATGATATCATCTACACTGGCTGATCCACCAGATGCGAATATAAATTTATTCGATGCTGATAGTGTGCTTGCTGTAGCAACTGTAGTAGTACCATCATTAAATGGGTCAACTACTAATCCGATTCTTCGGAAATCGTTATCTGTAGGGAAATCACCAGACCCTTCTGCATACTCTAAACGAGCATTTAGAATGACATAGTTTCCACCCAACTCAGAAACAGGATCTGATCCATGTCCATAAATTGGTGAGATAACAGGTGTTATTGTTAATGTACCAGAGTTAGTCCCTGCACCTGAAATGTCAGCAAGGTTTAACTGAGCATTTCTATATCCTGTACCATTTGTTGTCATGGTGATGTGAGTAATCACTCCACCTGCGATGGTCACAGTACATTCTGCATCAGTACCAGAACCATTGTCACCTTTAATTGGGACACTGGTGTAAGTACCATTGTTCATTCCTGCTCCACCTGAGTCAACTGCTACATGAAGAATTGCTCCATCAACTGCGTCGTTCTCAACATCCCATTGTGCAGAACTATCGTCTGCTGCTGCTGAACCTATAGCAGCACTGTCACCGATCACTTCGGTTTGTGCTCCAATAGTTTTAACTGGGATAAAGTCATTTGTTACGAATTTAATTACATCTGATGCACTAATGCTGTACATGTATTTCCAGAGATATCCTCTACCTGCTGCAGCACTTGAATCTGAAGTAGCAACCAAAGTAGAACTTGAAGTTCCTGTTGGTTTTACATCAGATGCTATAGCATTACCAGAAGAATCTCTTCCAGTTCTAATACATTTGTAAACATTGTAATCTTCAGTAATTACATAAAATTTTGAATCATAAAGATTCGATGCCCCTGTGGGCGAAGTGTTTGATGAGGAATAGTCATGACGATATTCGTCATAAGTTGTTCCACTTGTCCAGTCTCTTCTGACTATACCATGTGACACATCGGATGAGGTGATTTTCTTCAAAGCAACCATGTCGTCATATGCGTCGATTTCATTGGAATTATTATCCACTGGTGTTACGACAGTATCGTCAGTTCCCCATAACCATGGGCGACCGATAAACATGTATGTGCTAGAAGCAGATTCACCAAAGTCTTCCTTGAATTGTCGGGCATTATTCAGACGAAACTTTTCTGTGATAATTGCAGCCATTCTTTGCTCCTAATATTTAATTGTTATACTATTTATACTCATTCTCCAGACACAACATGTGCTGAAAGAGAAAAATTAGTCTTATTATGCTTATGCTCATCCAATTGTTGTATTGTATAGTTAGCATAAGTGTGGTTTATATCAGCGATTCTTAATCCTTCAGAGGATGATGCCTCTGACATAAGAGAACCAAACTGATCTTCCATTATGATATTATCTTCTTCTTCGTCTAAAATGTAGTAAGATATATCGTAAACTTGTTGTCTTTGTATAATATCAATCGTACGCACAGAGGGTCCAACTCTAGCAAATGTGACTAAAGTTTCTCCTGCGTTTTCTTGTAAGATAGGTTCGTCATTTTCACTGATGATTCTATCATTATCTTCAGACATAAGGTATTTAGATGTTTCGTAAGATCGCTCTGTGACGAAATATCCCTGTATCTCATTTACAGTTGCCTCTTCTAATCCCAGACGATCACCATCTTCTAATTGGATATTATCTCCATGCTCTGCCAGATGATCATCTGGTGGCAAAATGGTAGAGGTTGTAATTAAGTTGGTATTGTTATTCTGGTTAATACCATTTTCCATACGCATGTTTCCATGCTCTGGTTCAGGTAAGATATGCTCACCTGTTTCGAGTACCAATCGTTCTTCTTCGAACATAGATACTTGATAAACTTTTCCTTCTCTTGCTGGTCTCTTGATTCCATCTCTATTAAAGTAATCATGAGATCCTGAATCAATCGCAAGGGTTGTTGCTGTGGATGAACTTTGGTCTGTTCTAGTTCCTACTTGTGAGGATGCGGAAGCGATTGATTGAACGATAAAGAGGTTTACATGTCGACTTCTCATTTCTGAGTCACCATATTCGGTGTTAGGTTCAGTAATAGATCCATCGGTTCTTGGATCAGTATTTACAACAGGAACACCTGCTGCTCGTAGTACTGGACTTTCGTCAGACACATCTGCACTTGCTGTAGGGATAATAACTTTAATATCATGCTTGGCATGCATCTTTGCCTCTGCCTCTACGATTCTTCGATAGAAGTCATCGGTATCTTCTACAATGTCAGTACCAACTACGAATCCTTGTCCTGTGACTTGATCATAAATAGTTGAACCTTCTTGATAGTATCTTTCTGCTCGTAATACACCACTGTCATCTTCTAGACCTACTGCATATTCGTTATTAATACCCTCTATTTCATCGTACCATGTATTGTCTTCATAAACAATACCCAATGCGTCAACCTTAGACCCAATGTATAATGTAGGTACAAAAGAACGAGAGACATTCGTGCCATCAAATATTCTGTTGTATATATTTGCTTGTGCATTAATATCAGATCGTATTGCTACTTCACCAAAGAAGATATGACCTGTCGGATGGACTAAGTCTTTGACAATAGAACGATATCTATTAATAGATTCACCAACCTTGACCACATAAGAATGTGATTGGTAATAAAGTGAATCATGTATTGCCATTCCTGATGCATCGGTGTAACCATAATCGTTTAAGAAGTTTCCATCGATTTCAGTTTCCCCTGCTAAATTACCTCTCGCATTGAGAGGTCTATACTTAGCAACTTTGAGGGATTCACTGCTAGAGAATGTACAAGTCTCACCTTCTAAGAATGGACCTGATATGTTTTTAACTTTTAATATATGTCGATTGCTATTATAATCGACAATGGTTGCTGTCACACCTGAAGTATCTCCTGTTAAAACTGTATCTCTAGTCGGAGTTGTACTTGGTGTGGTAACAAGCATCGTGACAATGGTATCGGCATCATCTAATATACCACTCTCATCATACTTGTTTCCTGCATCTTGCATACGCAAGGATGCGATACCACCAATGTTATCGCCATGAGGTATAAGGATTGCACCTGTACCTGATGTCACATTGTGGTTGATAATTGTTGCGGAAGTACCAGAGGTGCCTCCTGTAATTGTATCGGTTGCTGCGAATACATTAGCATCGGAACTTCTTCTTCCGACCACCAAACGATTCAGTTCTGTGTCTACATACACGATAATACCTGTAGCACTTGCATCACTGCCTGTAATGACTTCACCTTTTTGGAATCCAGTCACATCAGAAAAATACATAAACCCACCTGGATAAGCAAGAGGTGTAAATTGATATCCTGCTCCAGGAGAACTAATTTGAATAGATCTTATTTCTGTTTGGTTGGTATCTAATCCAACGACAGATCCGTCTTCAAAAGTTAGGTTGTTAAAATAAGCATAGACTTCTATCTTATCATTGAGTGCTGCACCTGAGGATAATACGATCTTATTGGTGAAGACATTGTATCCTGAAGTAAGTTTTACATCATTCTGATAGACTACCACTGTGGCAGAATCAAATGCCATCATCTGATGTAAGTCATCATGTCCTTCGAAGATGGTTTGTCCATTTGTTGCTGTGAATTTAAAATGACCCCATTGTGTACCAGATTCTAATAAAATCTGATCTCCGATTGATTCTATTTGTGCGAAAGCACCAGAACCCATCGTAGACGAATCATCAAATATAACTAAGTCTCCAGTGGAATAACCAGAACCTCCGTCCTCAACATAGACTTCAGTCACACCACCAGAGGTTAATCCGTTAATCTGAGCAGTTGCATCAACTGCATCGTCTCCGATTGCGGAAGAAAAATTAATTTGATCAGAGATACTATAATTAGAACCAGCATCCCCTCCTTCGAGATATAAACCTGAACCTGTGTCACCCTCTAATAGGATTCTATCTCCATCGGCATCAGATAAATAGGTAGAACTTTCATCGACATTAATGCCACTGACTACTCCACGCAAAACACCTGTCGTAACAGTATTGTCATCTCTATTAATAAAAGATACTGCATCACCCACAGCAAAAGTGCCAAGGTGATTGATTGAGATCTCACAACGATACGCAGTTTCATCCCCTGCTGTAAAGTATACATTCTCAATGATCGCTTCTGCTTCTATGGTCACCCCATCGGCAGCATATCGCACCACTTTACCATTGTTGGGTGGTTGCCCTTCGGCAACATATGCTTGTATGATGTTAGGTTCTATCCAAGATGAATCGGATGCGTGTAGAGTATTCTCAATAGGATATGCAACTTCTGCATCCTGTTGATATAAGATACGCATGAGGAACTCTAATGATTCTTTAGTTCCTTTGCGTTGGTATAAATCTTTGACATGCTTAATGAGTAATCGTTTATCTGCAGATACAGAGAAGTCGATACTCGGCATGAAGTCTTGTTGGAAGAAAGTAAGGAATGATCCTATGGTCGTATCAATATCTGCATATTTAAGCAGATTATTATTTGCTGCGATACTGTTTTCTTGGAAACTTGCAATGACACCTTGTTGCTGAGAGGTTCTACCGATAATAGTCTCTCCTGGTTCAAAAGTTCTAGAGTTAATTTCTTCTATGTATATTTTGCTGTCAGCGACAACACGAATCTTTGCGAGTGCACCAGAGGCATTACCAAAGATATATTCTCCATTAATAAAAGCAGTCGCACCAATGTTATCATTGTTGGAGTTTTGCTCTGCTACTATTTTTGATTTCGCAGTCGGAGTCGGAGCAGTGGTCGCATCTTCAAATAAGACCGATCCTGTCTCTGCCTCTAGACTTAAGAAATCTAGTTCTTCTTCAGACTTGAGAGTGAGAACCCCACTCTCAAGAAATTCGAAGTATGCTTTTAAGAAGGCAAGTAATCCATCAGACTCCTCTTGGACGAATCCAGGGAGGAGTCTGGTTATTTGATTAGAAAACTTGTCTACTGAAAAAGGCATATTATGCTACTGTTGCACCATAGTTTGCAACGACATACCATTTGCTTCCGTTCCAGAACAAGAGTGTGAACTCACCAACTGCATCAAATGTGAGTTGGTTAGTTGCAGTTCCTGTAGAACCAAAGTTCGTGACTGTAATTACAGCAGTTGAACTTGTGGAAGGAGCAGTCGTCATACCGATTATTTTTAATTGACCTGTGTTTGATCCATCGCCCAATGTACCTGTAGCAGTCGTTGATGATGCTGCAGCATTCAAGTCATACAATGTTGTGAACTCAGTATTGAGGTCAGCACTTGCATTACCTGTGTATGTGGTAAGATCATCAGATGCTAAAAATGTAGGGATATTTTCAAACAATTGGTTAATTGTCATTTTTTTGTTGACAGGTGTTCCACCTGGATCGTCAACAATGTGTAGTAAATCTGCACCACCGATGTCTGAGTTAGACACTTGGGTCAATGCAGTTATTTTTTTATCTGCCATTTTATTCTCCTAAAATTAAAATCCTCTTTCGAGGGAAACTACTTGCGGGACTCGCACCACTTTATTCATTATGTGGAGTATGATGTCACGGATGAATATCCGACACCAGCACTCGATTCACCACTTGCGATGGTGTCTGCTTCACCTGTCACTGTTATCAAACCTTGTTTAATATCAATGAGTTGTCCTCGAGTCGCAGTTACATCATAACTGTTTGGGACGATGGTGAAGTAAATTGATTTATCAGTGTTAGATGTACCTGTTACAATGATTCCGTTGATGGTAATTTTTCCTGTGGTGTAATCAATCGTTCCTGCTGTAGGATCGGAATACACACGTGTAGAACCAGAGAAGTAATATCTTCTCAAATTACCAGCACCATCATCATCAAAGTAATAAGTTGTTACACTATCACCTGATATTTTAAATCCTGTAGAAACCAAAATTCCTCCTGTCGTACTTGCATGTCCACTGTGCGGATGATAGAGTGCATTACCAAAGTTGAGAGTGTATCCCAACGAAGTATTGAGGGTTGGTTTCAATGTTTTTCTCAGTTTAACTGTTGTGACATTTGATAAGATACTTGGATCCGTGGCATCAATGTCTTTCGACAAGTTAGATGATCGGAACACCGCATCAAATCCATTAAGATTGTTGGTATCAAATGTTGTAATAGTAGAGGTCACTAGAGATTCTAGTTCTCCCTTGGAAACTGTTGCTGTTCTTGGATTGTATTTAAAGGTAGATTTAATTAATATATCTATTACTTCCGCATCTACAATCACAGGTCGAACAGTGAGCATGTTCAAGTCACGCAAACGAGACTTGATCACATCTTTTTCATTTTCACTTAAATAATCTGAATTAATAGGTTTAATGGTTAAAAAGATTTTGCCATACTCTGGTGGATCATTATCTTCTCCACCCCATATTGCTATCGCATCTGCGTTAGGATAAAACTCAGTGACCTTTGCTTTATAGTCATTGAGAGTCACCAAACGATTTTGCGATGAATAAAACTTGGATGCTTTAAATTTAATTGACTCAATGCTTTCGTTCTCTGCACCACCATAAGCAGTGGTCACATTGGTCACGATTGCATTAGAGAATCCATTGATCGCATCAATCAATGAAAATACTTTAGCACCATTGGCATGAACTGTATCCACAACAATGTAAGTTGCTGTAATCACATCTCCGTCTTTAGGAGATAATCCAATGGTGTTGTCACCAAAATATATTTCGGTGAATCCTTCATCATTTTCTTGCGTAAAGAATACTGTTGAAGTTGTGGTAATACTGGAAAGATCCCCTGCTTTCGTCCAACCTGTGGTCACACTGTCGCTGTTCACAGACAGTGAGATAGAACCTGCATCCACTCTTTCGTTGCTGAGTTTAAATTTAGGATTTGAAAGTTGACTATCGTACACATAAGTATCCGTGACATATGTACCTTGTTTTAAAGGGATGCTGCTGTATGTATAGGTGGAACCATTTTGTGTAGGAGTGACCGATGAAGTCACCACAAAGTTATAAGTAGAACTGTCAAACACAGTAGAGAATCGAGATCCTCGTACCAGAGTCATCTCACTCAAGGATGGATAAGAACCATCAGCACTGCGGACATTCAGCAGTTGCATCTCAAACTGTGAGGATGCACCTGAATATGAAGTCGGCACATATCCTAACTCTTTGGCTCTACTGATCACATTCTTTCTCAACTGTGCAGTTTCTAAAAATAATTCAGATGCTGCCAAGTTGGTATTAAATGCTGAGATGTGTGAGTTATATGCTAAGAGATCGATCAGGATACTCAGTGTAGAACCTTCAAAGTCATAGTCTTTCAGTGTGCTTTGACCTTTGAGGAACTCTTTCAGATTATCTGATATATTCTCGAAGTCAGTTTCTGTTACATTGAGGGATGAACTGTTGATCGCCATGTTATTTCCTATCTGATTCTATTGAGTATTATATCCAACTGTTGGGGTCTTGGATCATTTGTTATATCATAATATATTGACACTGCCAATTCGTTGCTGTCTAGGGTGTCTTCACTCGCAACAATTTTTATATTATCAATACGAGGTTCAAAGTTGCGGAGCAGTTTCTTAATGCGTAGTTCGATTTCATCTATCAGATCCTCCCCTGTTAACTCAAATAAGAGTCCTCGGATGTTCGCTCCGATTCCAGGTTTAAAGGGTCTTTCAAAGTTGTCTGTCAACACAAGGTTCTTGACTGCTCGTCGAATGGCATCAGAGTCACTCTTAAGATTCACGTCTCGAGTCACTGGGTTCGCACCAAATTTAAGATCTAGATCGGTAAAGTATTTCTTCGCGACATTCTTACCTTTGTTTACTATTTCAGTTGCCATATCAGTTATTTATACAGTTTGTATGGATTTACTCAAGAGATTATACATGAAAACCCATCTATTTGGGTTTGGATACATCTTTACCATCACCCTGTTCAGTATGGACATGAGTTGACAGTTCTATCTCTTTACCTGTCACTTCACCCTGAGCAACTATATTTTTTGTTACTGTGACTTCCCCATCAATCGCGATCGTAGGAGCAGTCATGCTAATATCTTCGGTGGATGTAATGGTTGTTGAACCTCCGATCGTGGCGGAAACATTGCCTCCAACATGTATGCTGGCATCACCTGTTTGCACATTAATAGTGATATTACCAGACTCAACATGGAGTGTCGCATTGCCACCAATATATACATTTTCATCTTTACAAATTACCTCATAATGATCATTGACATGACGATAAATACTATCCCCTGTGTTTGTGATCTCATTATATGTACCACTGCGATGGAAATTCACAATGTGTTCCCTACCTACAGTGTCATCTATTTCAAAATAATGTCCTGATTCCGTCTCGAGTGTTTTATTAAATGGATATTTGGGTTTGATGGTATTGTCTGCTGGTAGTGTAAACCCAACTGTCTCTGGAAGTGTGGTTGCTTTATAGTCTGGTCGTATCGTGGTGTGAGACTTTTCATTG